GTAATTCAAGGTGATATAATGTTTACTAAAGGAGATGTTGAGAAAGAATCTATTGATGGTGAATCTTATTTTACATTTCAGCCAAATACAATTGTGTATGCAGTGCCGGTTAAATCAGAATTAGGTAAAACAATATCAAAAGCAAATCTTGGAGTAGTATGGCATACAACATATACAGGAAAAGACTTTGAATCTATGAAAGCCAGCTTTGGTGTTAAGCTCGGTGGTCTTAAAAAGAAACCATCAGTATGGTATCAAGATGCAGAATATCGTGATATGTCTGGCACAGCTACGTTTTCTGATAAAGATACGAAAGAAGTAACGGCTGCTTTATCAAG